TCCCTTTCGGACAACGTTGCCATGCTGCTACGAGCGATAGTCAGGCTTGGTCTTCTTGTAAACAAGACGCTTGACAACAGAGTCCGACACACCAAATCGCTGCCCTACGCCCTTCAACGTGTATAGACCAGATTGATACGAATCGACGATTGCAGCGGCGGTTGCGTTGTCAACAGACAGCGCCCGCCCCATACGAACACCACGAGCCGCAGCCTCGCGCTGGCCCGCAATCGTCCGTTCCCGGATCAAAGTGCGCTCAAACTCCGCCATCGCTCCCAGAATCTGAAGCATCAGCCTGCCAGCCGGCGAACCGGTATCGATGGGCTCAGTGAGCGACCTTATTGACGCCCCCGCGCGCTCCACACAGTCAACGATCCTCAGCAAGTCAGACAGGGATCGAGCGACACGATCCAACTTATAGAAGACGAATTGGTCACCGGACCGCAAGGCACCGAGACACTCCCAGAGCACTGGACGATCAATTTTCGCACCGCTTGCCTTTTCCTCGAACACCCGGACAACACCAGCTGCACGCATTGCCTCAAGCTGTAGTGCTGTATCCTGATCCTGCGTAGAAACGCGAGCATAGCCTACCAACATAAAACACCCCCGTACTGTATGTACGTACAGATGCTATGCGACGCAGCAGCCAGCACTAATCCAAACAACACGTAACCCACGCGAGCACAACAAGACCGGGAACGAAATTCAAGGAAGCAATCCACAACATAAGCGACACGCTAGGAGGAAACATGCTCAGATGGCTTAAAAAGCTTTTCAGAAAAAAGAACCCACCACTACTCAAGTCGCGCCGGGAACAGGCACGCTTTGACCCTCATTCGATCCAATACGATCCGAAACGCCACCGCCGTCAACGAGGACAGGCTCCGCATCGTAAGGATTAAACGGCCGCTGGATGCGCCATTCGTCGCAAGCAACGCTACTCACATCGAGCAATCGACGAGAACCATTGAAACACACGCAATGGTCATTGATGCACATAGCGCCAGTAATAAGAGGCATTGCAACGACTCGCCGAATCTCATCATATGCAGGAGCAGTCCAGGGACGATCCGAGAGCCTAGGAATAAATGCGACACGCTCATCAGGGGCAACGACAGGGGACGTGACAGGAGGAACGGGAGCATCCTGGCGAGACGGCCCAACTGCAGCATTAGGAGTAGCAGAAACTGGCTCAGGCGCCACAGGATGCAACCGTGCATTAATCGCCCTATACGCAAACCAAGACATTACGAATACAGTGACAAGAGCCACGATCATCACAACAAGCATCCACGGGAACGAGCGCACAGGCTTGACATGGATACTCGCGCTTTTGTATTTGCCAAAAACACTTTTGGGCAACCTGTAACGCTTCTTGATTGGAGCGTTTTTCCATCCGGTACGGCAATTATCCGCACACTCAGGCCACTCATACCACCAGCGGCCAAGAATACCAAGATCGCGCAAATGCACATGACGGCCAATAAGCGCCCGCACATTCGCATGAATAAGATTAGGCCCCTGGGTGATGATGTAGAAATCAAGGCCGCGATGACGGTGTGTCTCCAACAACGCGATCATGTCAGGTATCTTCTGACCAGGACCAGACGGGCGCCAAATACGCTGCACCTCATCAATGATGATGACAGACCCATCAGGCACCGTTTCATGCCACTTCTCAGGCTCTGTCAATTCGATATGCGGGATGAGTAGTTCAGGGATGCCATTCACATATAGCTGACGCTCTTTACCAAGCTCTTCGAGCATAGATACAAGAGCAGCACTCTTACCAGTACCAGGGTTGCCAGTGATAAGAGTGAGCATTTATGACCCCTGCCCAGTTGTTTGCAACGCAAATCGCTTCATGACCATCCAGGCGAGCCCAGAAACAATACCGCCGCTCGTAATGGACATGGCATCAAAGAATCCAGCCATTGCAAGCAACTGCAGAACTTCGGCTCCGAGACCGACAAACGCGCCCTTAGCTGCGTCGATAGCAGATGTTAGGGCGGCATCAGCGCCTTCATAAGTCGTGTAACCAAACCCAAGCGACACAAGCACACGGGAGACCAGAGGCCACGATATGCTAGCGAGCCACTGCGCGATACCTTCCATTTAATCACCCCGCCTTGTTAATCCAACAAAAGCCAATGCAGCGGATAGCCAAGCAAACCCGATTAACAGAGGCCTTATCCCATTTGCAAAATCACAGAGCAAATCCCATTGGAAAGCCATTTGCTTTCCCATGATCTCAAATTGCCTTGGGGCGGGACAAACGCCATTTTCGGGACCAATGTTCTCCTTATTAATGGACATTGAAACTGTTTTTTTCGGCAACTCCTTGGCATCGATATTACCGAGCTTCTGGCACGCAACAATATCCGGATACATATCGCACAACCCGGGATCTTTCTCTGACGGCTTATCACCATCGCCAGGACCTGGATCCGGCTTAGGATCGGGATTGGGATCTGGCTTATCAACTGGCCTATCTACTGGCTGCACATCAACCTGCCAAGGGTTGGATGTAGTAGGCGCAGGCGTAACCCTAACGCCCGGCTGATTCCAAGGCTGATTATCAACGCCAGGAGGGGTCGAGGGGTTGTAATTGGGATTTGGAACCGGATTACCCGTAGGAATGAAAGTAGGCTGTACCTCAGGCAACCTAATAGGCAAAGGATGAGGGAAATCCTTTGGCAATTCCGCTGGCATCCCAGCATCCTGCATACGCCTTAAAAACTCTTCCTCATCAACATTCTTTGGAGGCGGCGTTTGCAAGCAACCGGCAGGCGTCACATACCAACCCACAGGACAATCCGATCCACTACGCGTCACAGTTGCGCGATAGAAATCTTCCGTATTTCCGCGCTTGACATTAATCCTGCAGGAGGAAAGCGGCTCATACTGCACAGACATAAATGTAAGTCCGTTAGATGCAGCCCAACCCGCCCCAAAGCCTGCGCACGCAACATCAGGCGATGCAGCAGTAACGCTATTACTATAACCATCTCTAGAAACTGTGTATAGATATCCGTCAGAAATTGGATAATCTTCTTTATCCTGAGATACCCACTGCCCACTAGCAGAGTCATAAGCAAGTTTTGCCGTCAATAACCAGCCACCTATAACAACTATCGCCCTTACAGTTGGATTCGCAAAGACAATTCCAGCAGCTACCTTCGGGGCATTTGCAGCAAATCTCATAACGGCAGGAATTTGAACAGCCCTACCGCCAACATTTAAAGCAGCGTTGGTGCGCACAGTACCATTGACAAGCTGAGCAGTATTTGCCGCATTACCGAAATTAAAAACTCCGCCAGCGCCAGAGGACAAGCCCCCACCGGGAAGCCATCCAGGCGGAGGGGCCAGCTGCGCATATCCCGCGTGCACACCGCCGGAAAGCAACGCCGACATAGCTATCACCAACGCCCGCAAATCAGCCATACAGCCCCCAGGACGCCAATAAATGCAGCATAAAACTCAGGTGTTGCCATCATTACCCCCATCACCAACATGGAAGACAGTGCGCGCAATAAACATCAAGCCGTAAACGACGATCCAGACGCCGCCAACCATCCAGCCAAGCGCAAGCCCGTCAGAGGCCTGAAGCAAGCCGCACGGCTGGGCTTGAAAAGTACTCACCACTTCAATCAGAGGGCCACCAGAGACAGGACGAAGGCCATATGTGATAGAGGTTGGATTTATAGACCTCAACTCAACGACATGAGCCGATCCGCCTTGCTGCACGATGCTGCCAACCTGCGAGCTGGCGACTACCTGCGCGGCCTGAATCTGAGTCGGGTAGCAAGCAGCACCCACCTGAAAAGAAGGCATTACAAACTCCGCGACTTAATAAAGCGGTGAGCAAACAAAGCCACACGGGCGGATAGCACCGCTGCAGATACCCATGCGGCATTGACGCCCATATCAACCAGCAGCGGCACTATCAGTTGCATTACAGCCCCTTGCGGATGAACTTGAATGCGTAGACGGCGACGATGGCCGCCAGCACGATGCCCGCGACCTTCAGCGCATCAGTCGACAGACTGCCGAGAGCCGTCGTGACCTCGGTCGGCAGTTCGGCATGGGCATTTCCCATGGCCACCACAGCCAGGGCGGGAACAGCAGCGACGCGAGCGCCGTACTTGCGGGCAACGAAAAAGGTTTTTTCGAACATATAAAACTCCAGTTGAAAAGAGAAAACGATGCTGCGAATCAGCACCAGCAAACCCCGCACGCGAGGCTTGCGGAAACCGCTCACTAGCCCTTTTCCAATTGGTAGCAACGGAACACGACAGCCTCACCGCAGCAGTGGTCGTGCACAGCATCCACAGCCGCCTCAGGCGTTGCGAATGGCGTTGCGTTGATGACGAGCGGGGTGAAATCCACACCGCCCTCACCATCAGCGCGCAGGAACGCGTAGTCATCGGTTGACTGCACGTAGTAGCGTGGTGAGATTTGCATACGTGTTCCCGGGAACGTAATGCGATCTCTAACGGCCAGTAGTTAGGTAGCTGCAGCCGACTTAGAGCCGCCTGCAACCGCCTTCGGGGTGAGCTTGTGCATCACTGTTTTCATGGTCTTGCCGTTGCTGACCATCTCCATTTCAACATCGGCCACGAAGGGGAAGGGCAGATGCTTGTAGGCCTCGAATTCCGCCGCCGTGCCAAGGTTGAACTCGGTTGCAGATGCGCCCTTTGCGTTGCCCTTAGACGTGTCCAGATCGATCAAGGCATAGACCTTGGTGCTGTCGTATGCCGTGCCGTTTTCGAGCGTGCCCTTGCTGGCTTTCATGCCCACGACCTGGATGGTTTGATTGAATCGCATGGTGTTTCCTTTGATCCGGCTTATTGCAAAAGACCCGCGCCGGCCGGTGCGGCGGGATTCATGAATTGGGTGAATTTGCTCAAGGCCTCAGTGACCCCGTGCGACATGGATTGCAGACTCAGGCCGCGCAAGCTGCGAGGCACTTTCCGGTGAGCCTGATCGAGCACGATTCCGTGCAGCCAGTCTTCATCCGGCATGATCTTTGTGATCTGCGCAAGACTTGGCGCCACGGTGCGAACGATCCAACGGACAAACTTGTCCGCAGATGCTTCGCCAGCCTTGACGCTTGTTGGAATGCTCGTTCCGGTTTCGCGATCACAGAGCAATTTGAGAGCCTCATAGCCCCCTGCGTAGTACTCTGCCGCGTTGATGACGGCATCCCAGGGAATGACCCGGCCAGCATTGCGAAGCTCCAGTTCAGCGCGCAGCCACGACCCCGCGAAATTGCCGTACTGATGATCTTTTTCATAGAAGCGTGCGAGCTTCCCGGACTCGCGTTTTCCCACTTGGAATGTGCGGCTGTGACCGTGCAGCGGGATGTCATCGACGGTGCTACCAAGCTCCCACGCCCCATGCGTCGTGTACTTGGGCATGCGCTTGCGGTAGCTGAATTTGTGGTCTTTGTAGAGGCCCACGACCTCTTCAATGGTCACTTCGCCCGCGAAAAAATCCTTTGCCGCATCGATGCGGGTGATGGTCGGCGCCATGTCCGCAAAGTAGTCGTGGACGCGCTTTTCCCAGCCTGGGCGGGCATGCGTGCAGCCCTCGCCCTTGAGCGTGAAACAGATGGTGCCGCGCTGGCTTTCGCCGCCTGCGCTGACGCTGGCCACTTCGTGACCGTTTTGGTTGTCGACCGTGTACGTGTGTTCGTAGTAGTCACGACCAGGACGCTCGATGCCCATCTCGAAGCCCAGCAAGTTGGCGAAGATCAGGGCGTAGTACTTGACTAGGTCACGGTCCTCGGTTTCGCGGGGAATCCGCTTCGTGTCTGGAATCAAATCGCGCTTGATCGTGAAGCGCAGGTAGTCAACGATGACGCCGCTTTGGTCCTTAGCCGCCAGTTGGCGACGTTCACACAGAAGCTTGACGCGACCGCCCTCGATGACGAGTTTTTCTTCGTTATTCATAGCACCCCGCGCCCTGAACTTTGTTTACCCCCGTGTTACTCGGGGGGGTATGAAGACGTGCCGCTGCGGCCGCGGCGCCTGCGCTAAAGCTGCATGTCACCGCGGCCGCAGCAGCATCGCCCGAGGCTCCCGCATCGCAATCTCCAGCGGCAAACGAGGCAGGGCGCATCCCTTCGGGACCGGGCTCTATTGCTGCGCAACCAAGCCCCTTCGGGTCTTGGCCCATTCGGGTAACGATCCCTTGCGCGGAAGAACGAGCAGCAACGCCGATAGCAACGGGCACGTGTTGCACAAAGGTTGACATGGGGGGTCTGCACCCCCATACCCCCAGCCCCGCAGAGCCGACACAAGGTCGGCATGCGGGTCCCCGGTTGTCTCCAGGACAGGGGGCGGCTTGGGACTCTGGCTGTGCCTGGCAGTTGGCGGGTTTCGAGGCAGCAGCTTGTGCCTGGCAGTTGGCGGGTTTCACCATGTCGCCCCCAATGCACGCTCAATCGCGCGGCGTGCAGATGGGTCCACGTAGTCGCCGACCTCAGCACGCTGAAAGGTACGGAGAGGGACACCGCAACGCTTCGCGGCCTCCGGCTGGGTCAACCCAAGACCAAAACGAAGGCGGCGGATAAACGACGCATTCGCAGGAAGCGCATAAGGACCACGCCGGCCTGCGCCGGCCTGGATGGCGGGATTCGCGAAAAGGCCAGTCATGAGCGCACCCCCTGCATAGCTTCCAGGCGGTAGAGCGCGGCCGCGCTGCGGTCTGCATAGCGACCGGTGCGCGCGAACTGTGTGACCTGCGCAACGCAATCCTTGTATGCGCGCACTGACTGGACATCAGCCTGCGCAATGCTCATCGGGACGGGGCGCGAAATGGCAACCTGCGCACGCATGCGAAGCTCCTGGCGCGATGCGATGAAGCCGCTCATTGAAGCGCCCCATCACGGCGCGCACCGTAGAGGCCCACATGCTTCCAGTTGCGGTTGCATTCGGCGAAGCGGACCATGCTCTGAAGCAGCTCGTTTACCGAGCAGTCCAGCTCGGCAGCGGTCTCCTTGAGCTTGGCGATGATCTCTGGCTTGTCTGTGTAATCAACACGGGCCTTTGCAGCCCTGTAAGCAGCCTTACGCGCGGCAGAGTCGGCGTGTGTCGGGGCGCGACCCTTGCGCTTTTCGTTCCCGGTGCAGCCCTCATCGCTGCTCTGAGCCACCAGAGCCAGGACAGGCCTGGACGCGACGGGGCCGCATTCAATTTCTGGGAAGGAAAGTTGCGCTGCTGGCATGGGTGGCTCCATGAGTTGGTAGACTTCACACATAAAACGCATGTACATACGTTTCGTGTGTTAAATCCACTATACACACATTTTGTGTGTTACGCAAGGAGAAGTTTGCATGTCAACCCGCACCCTGATTGACCAAGCGATAGCAAAAGCAGGAAGTCAAGAAAAGCTTGCAGACCTACTAGGACTCAAGCAGCAGAACATCAGCGCGCTGCGCACAGGCAAGCGACACACGACGACAGATCTAAGAGTGAAGCTTGCAAAGATCGCAGACTACGACCTAAAGGTCGCACTGATAGAGCAAGCGATAGAAGATTTGGACCCGACAGACAAGGTCCAGGCCGAAGCAGGCGCGATGCTGCAAGCCGTAATTGATGCGTTCCCGAACGCAGGGAACTGGCGGAGACTGT